CGTTTACGCGTGTTAGCGGACACGCCGAGAAACCCCTACTCCTACTTAAAATTAATAAGCAGGAACCCACCGCTTTCTAAGTCGAGAGCGGCATCGTACGACGTATCCAGATTCCCAATGGGTATCCGGACTTGGCTTCTCCAAAAAGTACTGAAGAAGCGACGCGTACCCCTCACGTCTGCGCTTATCCTCCTTTACCTCGAAACATAATCCGAGGACTTCCGGCCGGTGCAAGGTCTTGGAAAACCTTACTTTACCGACCAGATCTGTTGGGAGGAAAGTCCGCAACGTGAGACAGCCTAATGCCTTATGCGACACAGGTATTCGTGCCTTGATAGCATGAGGTATTAACCTAATCATTGAGTCAGAGAGGCACCAAAGCCCCTTTAGATAGGCGTTATTAGAAACGTCTATCCAAGACTCTAGATTAGTGGCTGCATCTCCTAACTCCAGAGAGCTAAGATATAACGGTGTCACGTCGACCCCGTTATATGCATCCATTCCACAGCTTTCGCGGAAATGGCCCCTGTAATGCGTCTTTGACGCATTGACCTTCAAATATAGATAAGAAAGAAGGCCAGCTAGGGTAGGAACTGCAGACGACGGCAAAATGATGTCGTCGCCAAAGACCCGAATTTCTCTGCTCAAAGACGTGATAGAAGCCATGGTTGGCTTAATACCACGCTCATAGTGCAAAACTGCTATACTAATTAATGCATAGCAGATTGTCTGAACAGGGAAAGTCACACCGGAGCCCATGGGCGCGAACTTTTTGAGAGAGAACGTGAAATCGGGACCAAGCTTTGTAGCATTGGTGACGGTTCTAGTCCTGCTCGCAAAAAGCGCGTCTAAAAGCGCTGGATTGCACTTAAAAACGCGTTCTACTACCCAACAAGAAAGGCGATCGGATGCCGCAGAAAGATCTACGGTACCATAGTCCCCTTTCTTGGACGCTTCAAGACAAAATTCCTGTGAAGGAATCTGATTCTTGAAGCTAATACAAGCCCGTAGCGGCTTAGGCAACTTATTCCTAAGCCACTCCATCAGTCCCAATTGTATGAACTGATGAGCGACCGGCTCGGAAGCGATCATTCTAGGACCTTTCAAAGTCTTCGGTACAGCAAGAAGCCGTGCCGGAAACTCAGTAGGGTCTGTCGAACATGCGCTTTCGTAATGCAAGTCTTCCCGATGGTTGCAAAAATACAGAAACGGAAATACCGTCTCTAATTTTTCTGGCCAGTAGGAAAACAGGTACTTGTCAGTACCAGTTTTTGCATCAGCCGTAGCTCCAGGTCCGTGTTTGGGAATAATATCTCTCCAATCAAGTTCACCAAACAGGATTGACACCCTGTTGGTGACCTCATCCAAGATCTTAAGTAAAGGTCTTGGACAGACAGGTCTTGGGGACCCATCAGCTGAAGATCCTGGGAGGGCGTCAAGGAAAGAGACTTTGACTCGAGAAGAGTCAAAGTCGGACACACTATTTGTATTCCAATCCAAAGAAGGATATGGTAGTGCATCATCTATCTCCTTGAACGCAACTACCTCTTCGATAATAGCTGCATCGCTGCAGGCTATTTCGACTTTCTTCGCTAAATACAATACACAGCGAAGAAAGAAGATAGCGGTTTCATCACAGGGTTTAAGTTTCCCATTACCGTCAAATATCTTGGAGAAAAGACAGGATAAGAAGGGCCTGTAATTCCCTTCCGATCGTTTCCCGAATGAATTCGGCAAACTATCGAAATCAAGATAACCACTGGATAAAGCTGAGTCGAGTTTCTTCCCAGCCTCCGGTAAGTCGATCATCAAGACCGGCAAACCTCTAGTGGAGACGGTAGCCTCTAGCCGCAAATAATCAGCGGTTAAAGGAATGTGCAGATCCTGATCCCACGTTGCAATGTCAAGAAACAGCGCAGCGTAGAGAGTGAGATCTACAGTGGCATCAGTCCTTTTCATGGGTAGCCTTTCGCAAGGGTACTCATGACTGATCCTCTGCTTCCTTTAACACCACAATTTACGGTAAATGGAAGAAGTCGTACCTACGAGCTGATAATGGCGCAGTATCGAACTGCGCCACTACTTCGACTAGTAGGAACGGGAAACCAACTTCGTAATGTTGGCATCCGAAAGGAAATCCACCAATGCTTCGGTGGCGTCCTCGCTTTCTTCCTGGTCCTGGACACCGACATCCGTTCGGATGACGGCCCACGCCGACGAACGCCGAAGAAGCGTCACGTTGAGCGCATCATAAACTTCGACATCGAGTCGAAGGAGATGGGACTCGCCCGTTTTGCCGAGCGCAGGTATCGTGTGTTTCACCGACAAGGTGAAACGTCGAACACCTG